TCCCGACCCCGATGTACTTGGCGTCACCTCCCATGTTGAGGTCGAGGCGCGCACCAGCGCCCACCCGCACACCGTCCGTCGTTGCAGCACCCGCATCCGTTGCACCGCTGTCGGGATCAACGATGCCACCAATCGTGACGAGCGTGTCCTGCCCCTGCATGAACAGCGTCTGCCGGTAATCCGCCTCTCCCCGGTAGATGGTCATGCACAGCCGCGCCAACCCCAGCAACGGCGGGAGGTCCGGCGTGCTGACGATGTCCTTGCTGTTGACGAACACGAATGGGACTTGCTCGAGCGCCTTGCCGCGCAGCACCGGCGGCGTGAGCTGCATGAAGTCGACCGTCGAACCGCCTTCGCGGATGTAAGTCTTCTGCTTGTAGATCCGCGGCTGCGAAGGCTGCACTGTGACCACAGCATCCGGGTTCGGTGCGTTGACGTCGTCCGGGGTCGGAATCATCGGGGTCATTGCCAGCACCCGGTACCGCTCGACCTCCGTCCAGGTCATGTCCGGCTGTCGCACTGGCCCGGTTTCGTCCAGCACGACCAGCTCGAGAGCGTTCACGCCTTGCTGATCGTTGCTGTCGTCCCAATTGATCACCGTCTCGCCCGCGTAGACGGCCACGTAGGGCAGCGGGTTCGCGGGGTCCGGGTTGGGCGGAAGGTCCAACAGCAGGCCCAGGCGACCCGTGGTCAGCTGCTCCACGTTGATCCGCCTCAGCAGCGCTTGCAGCGACTCGCCTGCGTTCGTTGCCTTGTCGATCAGCGGTTCCAGCGCAGCGGGAAGCTCGAACTGCGCGGGCTTCTGGTGCATCATGCCGACGTAATACTCGACCGCCTCACGGGTGTAGTCCGGGAACACCGCTCGCGTCTTGTAGGCCTGGTAGGCCTTCTCACCCACTGCGTTCGGGTTGTTCGAACCTTGCCCGTCCAGGATCTGCCCTGGCGTTGCGGGCAGGTACGTGACACCGTGGGACTTCACCGTTCGTTCGCCGGCGTAGGAATGCCGCATGAGCAGCCAGTCGGCAAGAGACGCGTCGTAGCTGGGGTGAGTGCTGTTGATTGCCATGGTGTCGTGTCCTTATGTGCCCTTCGTGCGACCGCTCTTTGCACGCTCAGCGATGCTCAGGATCTTGTACCTGATCTCATCGCCAATGTGATCTTCTGCGTCGGTGTCGACGTCGTCCGGATCCTTCTCGCTGCGGGGCAGGATCGGAAACAAGTCGAGCGTCATGGTGCAGGTGTTCCAGACGAACAGTCCAGGGCGCTCACGCGGCACGCGGACAGGGGAACCATCCGCTGCCATCACATAGCACGGCAGCGCATCCTTCAGCATGCTGCGAATTCGTTCCCAGCCCGCCTTCCGGCTGCCTGGGCTCTTGTCCGATCGAATCCAAGTAACGCCCTTGAAGCTCTGACCGTTGATCTTCACGCCCCGCGCCATGTCCGACGCGATGCTGTTCCCGTTCTCGACGTCCCAGATGCTGTTGTCAGCGGGGCCTGGCCGAACTCGACCATACAGCCCCAGGGCGCGCTCGCGCTCCACTATACCGGCCGCGACGTCGTTTGCCAACATGCGCAAACCTTGATTAGCCTTGCCGTTCCAGCCGTACCATTCGGCAATCCGGAACAGGTCACCGCGGACAGTGCTGCGCCACGTACCGTCGGGCATCTTGATATCGCTACCGTCGGACTCGGCCCACCAGCCCACGCTGAACGGTGCGCTGCTGCCCCAGTCGAACGAGCGGTCAATGCGCCACGTGGCAGGGATGTCGAACGGTGCGACAACGTGATGTCCGCTGTCCCACACATCGTCGAACATGCCACCCGCAATGATGTCCCAGCTTCCGCCGAGCCACGCCTTGCGCTTGTTCTTGTCGGTGATGCTTTCCAGCTCCGCAACGTACTCGGGGCTGAGATACTTGTTCTCCCGGTAGCTGCCAAAGATGTGGACCTGCGTCTTGACCACATCCTCCCGCCGCTGGGTCCGCGGGTTGAAGACGTTGACAACGCGCCGAACGATCTTGCCGGGCGGAGCTACGTTGATGAAGCGCTTCTTGACCCAATTGTGGCCGACGCCGTGCGGGTTGCAGGTAGCGAACACTTCCAACGGCATCTCGGGGATGCGGTACTCCATCGCACGCGAACTGCGACGGTCGATGAACTTGACCTGTCCGGTCTTGTTGAACAAGTCACCGTCGATGATCAGCGGGTGTGCCTCCGGCAAGAAGCTTGACCGGTTGCACGACATCATCATGTCGAAGAGAACGTCGGTCGGGTACTTCGTCAGCTCGTTCCAGCCAATGAACGGGAACTCCTGACCGTGATAGCCCCAATAGTCGCTCTCCTTCTTGATTGCGCGGAACAGCAGCACCTCGCCCGTTGGCCAGACCCAGCGATAGTCGGCCTTGCTGCTCTGGAACTTGGCGCCGTCACCAAACTCCGGGAACCAGCGCATCGACTTGGACACCAAGTCGTCGAGGTTCTTGTACTCGCGGTCAAAGATGATGCCGCGCCAGTGCATGCCGTAGCCCTGGCCCACGCGCCTGCGGAACCGCATGAGCTGCCCGTCAGTCTTTCCCGGGCCTCGCGTGCCGTGGTGGACGATGATGTGGGCGGGGCAGCTCTGCGCAAGGGTCTGCGACCCAGGCAGCGGTTCCCATACGACGCGCGGCCCTGGTGGGCGCAGCGGGGAAAGCGTTTCAGTGGATGTCACTGCGCGCAGCTTCGGCCAGCTGTACCTGTGACGCCATGGCGGTCTTCTCCCAGTCGTCCAACGACGCGATCACTGGGACCATCATGACGCCGCCGCGGTGCTCCACCTCTTGCTTGATCCGGGTCGGTGCGTCCATCCCGTACAGGCTCATCAGCTTGCCGAGCGCAGCGACGCGCGCTGCACCGGTGCTGAACTGGTCGTGAGCTTCGCGCATCAGCTGAGCACGAATCCGGCGCTTGTCGTACGCCTCGAGTTCTTCCTCGTCAAGGTCGGTCCGGTGCTTCATCACCTCGATGCGCCTGCGCACATAGGACTCGCCCATGAAGCGCTTCGCGTACTCTTCGGCGAAAGCATTGCTGAACCCGACACGCCGTGCAGCGTTGAGCGGGCTCCAGTCGACGAGGTACTCCTCGACGAAGCGGTCGCGCAATGCGCGCTCCTGCTCGGTGAACTCCGGTTCCATCGCGACCCATGTCTGCGAATCCCAGGAGCTTGACTTGGAACTCATGTCCCGACTCCTACTGGAAGAGACGCTGGGACATCCCAGCATCAGTCGGACAATGGTACGCGAGGGTCTAGTTCGATGTTGTCGGCTTGCCGATCACACCAGCTCGCACTCAGCCTCACGTCGCAGCACCAGCCCACGCAGCACCTTGCCACCGCCGATGGTCCACTTGCGCAGTTCGGTAGGCACAGCGTCCCACTCACCCGCGTTGATGCGCTTGCGGAGCGTGCTACCGCGGAGGCGCCCTTCGCCAAGGTTGAAGGTGAAGTCGATGATCGCTGCAAGGCGTTCCGCCTCTTCGCACACCAGCCCCGGGCACAGCTTCAGCACCGTGGGCAGGTACACCCGCTCGATCTGCGCGGTGAGCAGGCGCTCCGCAGTCTCCCGACTGATGGGCGCATCCTTCAGGGTGACACGCCTGCCGTCCAGGTAGTGCGTGGCACCGTACCCGATCGTCGGCACGCCTGCGGGGCAGAGGTACGGCTTCGAGTAGAACCCTTCGAACCGCCTGCACAGCGCGGCGGCTATTTCGACCGGTGTGGGGCGATCGGCGTCGGGTAGCTGTACAGGGGGCGGCGCGGGCTTGCCGAGCGCCTGTAGCGCCCGCTGGAGCAGCGCGGAGTCGAACCTGCTCACTTGCCGCGCTTGAACAAGGTGCGGTCAGCGACGTAGATGCCCAGCACCGCGCCCACCAGCGTCCAGCTATCGGTATCGAGCGGCCACCAGCCAACCACGTGGCCGATCCACATCACGATCGCCATGGTTGCCAGCAGCGGGCGGATGATGCCGTTCCACAGATCGACGAACCAGATACCGGTCTGCGACGACGTGGCCTTGACCACACTCTCCCAGGCGTTCGCCATGGTCTTGTCGACCTCGCCCTGGGCTGCCACTTCGATCACCTTCACTTGCATGTCGGCCTGCACCTTGATCGCTTGCAGGTTGCGCTCGTGCTGCGCAGCGTCCAGGCGCCCCTGGAGCTCCATGCGCTCGATCTCGAATTTGTGGTCCTGGCGCTTCTGGAAGTACGAGCTGATCTCGCCCCACAGCATGCGGAACGCACTGCCGCCGAGGAAGCTGATGAGTGTGGTCAGCATGTCACTTCTTCTCCCGAGTGTCAAGTGTACCGAGCTCCACGACGGTCTCCCACATCGGGTGGCACTTGAACGTCGTGTAGAACGTCAGCTGGCGCCCTGCTCCACCGTACACGATCCACGGTCCGAACTTCTGCGGTCGCTCGTCAACGTCCCATTGCTTGCCAGCTGCCTGCGCGCGGCTTTCGATCATGTAGTTCTGACCGTTCTCGTCCCGAGCGCCAGGGGGCGGAATGTAGGTGCAGTGGCGCACGTACCGGACCAGCCCTGTGACGTAGACGTCCCTGCCGTCAACAACGTGCCACTCGGTCGGACGCCAGTCCACTTGCGGCGGCATCTGCTCAGCTTCGATGCGCGACGCCAACGGAACCACAAGGACAACCCCTAGCAGCAGCCCCAGCCCGGCACAGACCGAGCTGACGAACGCTATCACTGCGGGGCGGAGCATGCTTCTAGCGCTGGGGTAAGCGCTTCTCCACTTCGCGGACGCGAAGCTCGAGTTCCTTGAGTTCTTCGCGCTTGACATACCGGTCCTGAAGGGCGCGCAAGTCCGCCCTCATTTCGATCACTTGCGCCGTTAAGACCTCGAGCTGCGTCTGCTGCACAGCCTTCGACCGGTTGTCGTTGTAGAAGTAGTTGGCGGCGAACATCAGAGCACCGGTGATCACTGAGATCAAGATGGTCTGAATGTGGCGCTCCATGTTCGCGGATGAGCGCCTTTCTTGCGCTGGGGTCGGATCTGATTGACTCATGGCGCGGTGACAGTGGGGAGCTCGCGCACTGTACCGCAACCGACTCCGAGCATGCTAGCGATCATCGCCGTGGTCCAGCTACTTCGAGCAATCGTAACAGCGCCGTGGCCGCGTACCTTCGCACAGCTTCATCGGGTAATCCCCCAGCGCGCGCCCGCGCAATCGCTTCACGGGTGTACCGCACCGTGATGGCGTATGTGAGCGGACTGCGCTCGATCCACCGAGACATGATGCGGATCACCCAGGCCAAGATGGCCGCGTCACTCAAGGCGGAGGCAGGTCCATCATCTCGCGGGTGAGCTGCATGATGCGCGCATTGTGGTCAAGCCTGGCGTCCAGCAGCGCGTGGAGCTGCAGGCGCAGGGTGTCCATCTCCTGCCCCTGGGACAGGAACGCAGCGCTGTCGAACAGCTTCTGCGTCGCGTCGAACCGCATGGTGACCGCCGCAAGCTTCATGGCTTCGGCTCGGCATTGGGCTTGCTTGTCAGACACGAGGGTACTCCCCGTTGAGCAGCTTGCGCTCGACCCACAGCGCGAACCAGCGCAGGAAGTCGTCCCAGCTAATCTCCACCCGGGCCGGTAGCGACGCGAACTGCGACGCACCTTCATTGAGCGTCGGCAAGCTCAGCGCCGCGTACATGACCACACTCCACGCCTGCCGGTTCTGCCGGTAGATCAGCACCGGGAACTCGCGGTTGCGGGTTGCCGACTCGACACATTGCGTCCACCACGAGTTGACTGAGAGCTGCTCCTGCCGCTTCACCTCGATCGCCAGCCCGAACACGTTCGACAGGTCGCACCCGCCGACTGCCGACTGGTTCTGGTTCCGTTGCACGCACTGCTCGCACCCCGCGATGACCTCCGGGCTCCATTCTTGCTTGCGCAGCACCGTCTGGATCACCTCGTTCAGCGCTCGGGCCACTTGGCGCTCGCCCTCCGCGCCCTTGGTCCGGATGTTGATTCCCATTGATTGCCTTCCTCTTCTTGACTGCGGGGTACAGCCGCTCGCGCGGCATTCGGGTGTAGTAACGGACCATGTCGACTGACATGCCGTACTTCTTCGCGAGGTCCGGGCAGCTGACCCCGCGCTCACGCTCGAGCCGCATTTCTGCGGCTTGCCGAGCTCGGGCAGCGATCTTCCGATGGTAGAGCTGCCCCTTGTTCGCTTTCTGGATGTCGTGCTGCGCCACCTTCCACGCCGACTCCATGATCTCGAAGGTGTTCACCTTGTGCTGCTCAGCACCGAGGCACCGGTATGTCCGGCGCTTGACGGTGTTGCTGTCGCGCTCCCGAACCTCGAGGCACTTCAGCTCAGCGCCGCAATGGCAACGCATGGCCTACAGCACGCGATCGGCGTCGCCGCCGGGGTAGCACCGGCTCGCGGCCGATCGCCTGCTGTGCCGCCCGCTGTCGGGGTGCATTCAGCACCCGCTGCCGTCTGCCGGCAACGGATCCAGGGCGCTGACGGTGACTTCGCCGACGGGGATCGTGTCGAACAACGGGGCGTCGATGGTGTCCTCGCGTCGCATCTCCTGCCAACGCTGCAAGCTATCGATCGCCTCCTTGACGTCACGCTCCAAGGTCGACACGATCGCCTTGTCCCCGCGCGCACCCGCCACCAGGAGCTTCTTGACGGCGTGCGCGATGCACGGGTCGGTCACGTTGAACAGCTGAAGCACCCGATAGACATCGATGTGCGTCATGCCTTCGACGGACTTAAAGTAGTGGGGATGCCGCTGTCGGGGCAAAGGCTCGTTCATGGGGATCCAGATACTGGTTGAGGCACGCGGCAGCCCACTGGCGGTCGGCTTCGTCGCCATACAGCTCGATGACCTCGGGCACGGGCGGGGGCGCTGGGGGTTCCCAGGCAATCACGCCGCCGTGCTTTGCGTTGCGAGAGGTTTTGGTGCCCATGGGTGTGCAGTGTAGGTGGCAGGGTCGGACTACTGGTTGAGCTCTTCCAGCGCGCGCTCCTCGAGCGTCTCCAAGCCGAAGAGGTTCTCGGCCAGGTTCGTCAAGTCGACGCGGGTGTACATCTCGGTCAGCTGCTGCCGCATCTCGTTGATGCGCTCCTGCGGCACCGTGCTGGCGCTGTCCATGGCCGCGAGGTAGTCGGACATCAGCGTGGCGAACGGGTACAGCTTGCGCACAAGCACGACGCGCGTCACCGCGAAGCTCGGAGGTGTGCCCGGGTCCCCGCTGCCGTCCCTGAACCGCCACACCATCGGCGAACCCTTGTCGAGCTGCCCGGTTGCTTCGATCGTCTCGTCATTGACCACAATGGTCGCAGTCGTGTCGGTCATGGTTCGCCCTTTTAAGGTCGAGGTTGAACTGCGCAAGCAGGCCTTCGGCGTGCGAGCGCTGAAACGGGGTCAGGTCATCACGCTTGAGCAAGCGCTCGCAGGACTCCACTTGCCCGCGGAGCCATGCGACGCTGTCGTGCGTGTGAAGCTGCTGCTCAGTCCTCACCGCTGTCAGCCTTGAACAGTCCGGTGGGCGGTGCCTTCGACAAGCGCTGCACCTCCTTCAGCAGGCGGGCCTCGCGCTCCTTGAGCATCTTCGTCATCGCCGCATGGTACTCGGCGGACTGGGCCTGGTCGAGCGCTTCGCGCCTGCACTCTTCGAGCGCAGCGCAGGCCAGCTCGAGCGCGCTGGGGTGGCGCCTGCGGCGGAAGATGTCCCGCCACGTGGGCGGGTTCTGGAGCTGGTGGGCGGTGAGAACGTCGGACATGGTGACTCCTGTGGTTAACGGCCGGTGTCGAAGATCATTCCGAAGGCCTTCCGGCGTGCACCTCGGGTGATGTTGAACTGGTGGAAGCTCTTCGGGCACATCTTGACGGTCAGCGCACCGTGGCGGCCGACCGAGACGAACCAGTGCTGGGCGTCCACTGCGCGCAGCAGGTTCCCCGGGGCGAGCTTCGTCATCTCGGTGCGAGCGGTGATCCACGCGGTGCCGTAGGAGGTCTCTTCGACCTTGAACTCGACCAGCGTGTCGCCGTACTCGGGGTTCGTGTTGAGCTGCCGGCCCATGAAGGCCTTGAAGAACTCGACCGCGCGCTCTTGCGACTTGTGCATCTCGTTCCCCTCAGCCGATCAGGTTGAACTTGGCGAAGAAGGCGTTCAGGTGACCGCGCGTCGCGTTCAGCTGGCCGACCGTGCCCTGGAACTTGCTGCCCCAGGTAGTGCAAGCGAGCACCGACTCGACCGAACCGCGGAACATCGCGTCCCACTCGGTCAGCTCGCGGGCCTTCTCCAGGACGCAGGTGTCGTCCGCGTTGTCCACCCCACACTGGATGACGTACAGCGCCAGCGCACGGTTCGTCGGGGACTGGATGCGCTGCGCTGCCTTCAGCACCGGGTACAGCGTCGCGTTGGCTTGCGCCGCGCGAACCACACCCTGCTCGGTGCTGACAACGTGCTTGAACTGGACGGGCTTGCTCATCTCTTCTCTCCGGTGCGTTGCTGGTGAGTCGTACTGTGCCGGAGTTCGGAAGTTCTGTCAAGCCCTTTCTTGAACTGTTACATTTCGAGAGGTTTCGGCGCTACAGCGGGCGCAGCAGGTTCGGTGCTACCTGCACCCGCTGCGGGTTCGATCGGGGCCTGTGGGGCCTGTGGTCGTCTTGGGCAGTGCGAGGCGCGGTGCCCCCATTGCAGGCAGTAGGTGCAGCGGATGTCGGTCATGCGAGTTCTCAACCCTCCGCAATCACCAGGAAGTTCGACGTCCGCGTCACCGCCACGTACATCAGTTTGGCGCGGTCTTCCGAGCGATACATATCGCTGAAGTCGATGAACGCCACGTCGTAGGTGCTGCCCTGCGACTTGTGCACCGTGCAAGCGTAAGCGTGGCGCAGGGGAGCAAGCAAGTTGAGCGGCTTGCGGGTGTCGAGCAGCTTGCGGAGCTCGGCGCGGTCCGCTTCGGTCTTGCCGAGCTTCTTGCGCAGCGCCCAGATCTTATCGGTGAGCAGCTTGTGCACCGACTTGGCGTTCGCTTCGTGCAGCGCAACAGGCAGCACCAGGACGCGCCCATCGGGGTGCTCGCACTCGACGTCGTAGGTGACCACACCATGCGGCTCGGGCTCGCGCAGTGTGCAGCTCAGGACCTTCATCACCGTGCCGTTCGTCAGCATCTCGGGTTCGGCGTCCGGGTCAGCCTGGGCGTCCTTGGGCAGGGCGTAGGCGTCGTTGACGAGCACCTTCTCGCCCACGCCGAACAGCGGTGCATCCGGATAGAGCCGCTTGTGCATGGCGGCATTGTGCTGCGTGACCGTCGCGTTCGTGTAGGCGAGGATGAAGGCGTTCAGCCCCTTGTCCAGCGCGCCCAGCGCCCAGTCGTGCAGCTTGGCGCGGGACACCTTCGTAAGGCGCTTGTCGCCGGGCACAGCATGCGAAGCGATGTCCGCCAGGGTGTAGCTCGCACCCTCTGCGATGCGATCGCGCAGCATGGTGGCAATCCCGGTGACGGGGTTGTCCGCAGCTTGGCGAACGACCTCGGTCATCAGATAGCCGGTCTTGTACTCGAATGCCGGGCTGGTGTCCTCGCCCACCGGGGGAAGCTGTGCGGGGTCGCCGATGTAGAGGATCTTCCACCCCTTGGCACCCAGCTTCTCGACCTGCTCCCGGTTCACCATGCTCGCTTCGTCGATTGCGATCAGGTCGAACGTCCACTCGCGCGGGGACTCGCCCTTGGTGATCTCGCCGTCCTCGTTGCGGCTGATGTGCTGCCCGAGCAGCGACGCAACCGTCTTGAATTCGACGTCCAGCTGGCCGCACTTGCCGCGCAGCACGTCCAGCGCCTTGTGCGTGGGAGCTGCGACGCAGATGCGGATGCCCGGCTTGCGCTCGAGCAGGGTCTCGAACCAGTGTGACACGACCCATGTCTTGCCGACCCCGGCGTACCCCTTCAGCACGCCGATCGTCTCGTAGCTGTCAACGAAGCTGTCCAGGTAGGCCAGCGCTTCGGTTTGCTGTGCGGTTGCTGCCATCACCGCCTCACTTGCAAGCCAGGAACCACACGACGCGGATGGAACCGTCGTGCATCTTGTGCGTCCGGCTGTACGCTGCAAGCGCCCGACCTTGGATGTCCGCTTCTGCCTCTTGCTTGGTCGCGTAGGTGATCATTTCGTTCTCTCCGGGTTGCATTGCTGTGACGCAAGTGTAGGACGAGAACTTCTAGAAGCGCAAGCGGTTTCTAGAACTGTTACAACTCGAGAGGCTTACCCCGCATCCGGTACCAGGCTGGCTTCATCGCGATCCGGCTGGCGATGCGCTCGCGGATCAGCACCAGCGCCTCGGGCGGGGGCGTCCAGAACCCTGCCAGCGTCGCATGGTGCTCGCTGTACACCCCATCAGGGTCGAGCCTGGAGCTGCGGTCGAAATTGACTCCGCGCCGGGACAACTCGATGCGAAGGCGTTCGTACCGGTCGCCGAGATAGGCACCCTTGTCGTAGAAGAACGAGACGTGGCCCTTCCCCAGCGTGAACGCGGCAGGGATCATCTTGACCACACCCTCCAACCCGCGCGCTCGGATGCTGCGTGCCAGCGACTTCGGGATCATCTTCAGCTCGCGAAACTCGGCGAACAGGTGCTGATCGGTCAGCTCCTCGGCTGGCACAAGGTTGACGCGAGTCATGCCTTCACCTTCTCGGACCAGGCCTTGCACGCGTCGAACACACCCTCGTCGAACGCCGTCTCGTGGTCGAAGTCCCGCGCCTGCTGCGCATAGTTCTCCACCTTGGCCATGGGCGTGCCGGCCAGCAGCTCACCCGCTGCCCAGTTCCACCCGCGTCGACGCTCGTTCTCACGAATGGCGCGCCCACGCTCCGCCCAGTATCGAGCGGTCAGAAATGCGATCATCTCATTCCTCCTGATCGACCTTGCTGGGCGGTCGACGTTGGCCTCTGTAGAACCTGTCCCAGCCCAGGCCGTCGTGCTTGCGTTCGTATGGTACGGGGTTCCAGAGAGACGTGCCAGGCTTCCGATGCGGGCACTCGGACACACTGCACTCACGCAGGGGCGTCCGGGTGTGCCTGCATGTCTGGCACTTGCTGTCAGATGACATACACCCGCTCACCGGTCAGCTCGGCGCGTTTCTCCGCTGCCTCACCGCCGCCATTGGCAATGTTGACGGTGATCTCGCATCCGCGCAACCGGCCACCACGCACCAGCGCGATCTGCCGCAGCCTGGGCGAGCGTACCGCGCGCACGATCACCCCGCTGTCCGGATGGTGCGACCGATCGAGCTCCACGACGTCCAGGTCTCCGTCCGTCTCGAGCAGGGATTGGAGGTCGGCAATGTGTTCGCTGAGCTTCATGGTAGCTTCCGCAAGGTGAAGGCGAACGTGTCGCCGGGGTTGATGGTAACGTCGTCCGCGAACTGGAAGATCCAGGTGCCGTCGCGCCCTAGCGTCACAGCGCCATGAAGCTCCACGGGTTCGGGGCCCAGGAGCGCTACAGGGCCACCAGGGCGACGATCGGCTTCCGCCGGTACCCGTGCACCCTGCGCGAACTTCGTGTGATCCGTGCGCCCGGCTGTCATTTCGACCTCCGCTTGGGCGGTACGGGTAGCAGCACCAGCCAGGGCCAGCACAGCAGGAAGAACAAGGTCAGAGGGTTCATGTGAGTCCCCACAGCGCGCTCACAGCTTCCCCCAGGCGCTGACGCACCGGTCGAGCTGATAGCGACGCTGGTACTCCAAGCGCTCGCGCAGGAGCTTCAGCTGCTCGACGTGTCGGATCGCCGTGGGCTCGTCGAACCCCAGCTCGCGCATGACGCGCGCCACCTCGCGGCTGTCGCCGCGCACCTTGATGATCGAGGTCATTTCCACCATCTCCTTATCGAACGGAAGTACGGCCTGGGCCGCGGGTTGCGGTGCAGTGTTGCACCAAGCATTCGGAGCAGCTTGAGGAGGTTCATGCCCGGTCCTTGACCAGCCGTGCACTCGTGCGCGCGACCTTGCCGTACTGCCCCGCCTCCTTGGCGAGCCAGCGGGCCCTGCGGTTGGCGAGGTTGTGGCTGAGAGCGTGCACGCGCTCGGACAGGATCACGGAACCGTGCGCGTCGAACACCTTCACATCGAAGGCGACATAGTTGCGACTCACGGGGTACCTCCAGGAATCAGCTTGCTGGGCTTGCCGGCGATCACCAGATCGACGGTCGTCGGAGACATCGCAATCGCGTCCCCCTTGCGCGGGCTGCGAGCGTACCGTGCGCCGCCCACCTTGTCGAGCCAGATCCAGATGTCAGACCCTTGCACGCTGAGGCCCTTCAGGCACTCGCGCTGGCTCACGTGGTCCACGGGTGCGAACCCGCGCGACACCAGCGCTGCGCGCAGCTTGGCGGTCTTGGTGCTCATGCCGACACTCCTTGGCGCAGCGAGCGCATGAAGCTGAGCACGTAGCGCGCAGCGTGGTTGAGGTCGAACCCGCAGCGCACCAGGAACGCGGTGGCCTGGCTGATCGACTGCCGGGCGATGCTGCGAGCAGCGGCACAGGCGAGGTGGATGCTGATCATACGACCTCCGCGAGCACGAGCTTGAACGTCCGACCGTCCGCGGTGCGGATGGTGATCGTGCCGTCTTCGCCGTAGGGGCTGCGCTCGCTGAGCGCGCGCACCTGACCGTTCTCCAGGCCGGCCTCCAGGGCCTGCGCCACGTCCTCGAACAGCTCCGACTCGCTGTTCCACTCTCTGTTGATCTGCATCACGTTCTCCGGGTTGCGGGGCGCACAGCGCGCCCCGGGTTGCACGTATCAGCCGCGGGCGCCGGTGGGCAGGCCGTTGAAGCGCTTCCAGCGGCGCAGCTCGATCAGCAGGTTCTCCAGGTTCAGGCCGGTCATCTCAGCCAGCTTGGGCATGTGGCTGGCGCAGATCGCCTTGGTGGCGCTGTCGAACAGGTCCCAGGCGTACATGCACAGCCCTTGGCGCTGCGGGGCCTTGATGCCGTTGCGGACAGACTTGCGGGTGTTGGCTTGCTTGGACATTTCGTTCTCCTTCGGGTGACTGCGCTGCAACCGTTGCAGCGCTGAAGTCGTACTGTGGAGGAACTTCATGAGGTGCGCAAGCGCTAAATTGTAACAGCGGGCAACGCTAGACGCGGCTCCGTTCTACGACCCTGCGCAGCAGGGTGATAGCAGCGTCGAACCCGCGTTCCCCGTACAGGTCCCAATGGCGCAGCACAATCTCGGACGCCTCTAACAAGCCTAGCGGGTGCAGGTCCGCCTTAGGCGGCTCAGACTGATTATGCCGGGGGAGCATGCGCTGCTCCAGCTTGTGCAGGCGCTTGATGTGCGTGCAGTCGGGCTGGCGCTCTTCAGCGTAGATCTCATGCGCGCATTGCATGCGCTTGGGGCACCCGCTACACAGCTTCAAACGTCCCTCCCGGGCTTCCACTGGTCCCACTCGCAGCGGGTGACCACACTCCGCGCGTCCCAGGCCGCCTTGGGCACCTCGCAGGCTTCCGAGATGGCTTCTGGCTGCACAGCACAGTCGCGCCTGTCCCTGCACTGCGGGTGATACGTCGGTGGGCGCGTGCTCAGCTTGCAGCGGTGCGCGCACGGGTGTCCAACGGACAAGGTGACACCATAAGCTTCGGCCGCGTTGCGCGGGCCGGTGAGCCGGTTCATATCAGCGATCCAGTTCATTTGGCAGCATCCCGTTCTAGGCCGCGCTGAGGGGCGTGCTGCGCACGTCCGGAACCCCTCAAGTCAGGACTAGCCTGTCGCTCACTACACGAACCGCCGGCACGACGGCATGAGCTGTACGCTATCGGCTCTCGGGCAAGCGGAACCGAGTCCGCTTCGACGTGAGCATGGTTGCACGTTGCAGGTTCAAGTCCTTGTTTGACCGACTGGTGGCGATCGGGCGGGCGCCCCTTCGTTCTGATTGCACGTTCAAGCATCTGGCACCGGTATTGTGTCGTCACCTGCCCCCGGTGCCGGGGTGTCAGCGCAAGAGGGGCCCCTCAGTCCGCCTTGAACATCCGAATCCCGAATAGACGGTGTGACGGATGCCCGGCGGTGCGGCCCAAGCGCTGCTCGTGCGTGCATTGTGCAGCGAGCACCAGCTAGAGCACAAGCTAGAGACTCTTCTGTCGCACCTCGACCTCCCCGGGCCCATAGGCGCGCGCATGCACAGCTTCAGCCTCCGCAGCTTCCCGCGTGGCGAAGAGAGTCGCATCGGCGTGGTGGCTGGTCCAGTTCTGAGCGCTTTGCATCCAATACCAGTTCACCGATAACGCTACGTTCAACCAGATGTAGAACATCGAATTCTCCTGAGTGGCGACAGTGCCATCACCATTATAGCACAGCGCATGACCACACCTTCCGCCGCGTGAACTGAGCGTTAGCCTAATCGAACTCGGTTGCTTGACTTTTGGGAAAGTCATAAGTTCTCCATTAGCGCATTAAAGGTCAGGGCTAATGAGAGAAAGGAGAGAGCTGTATAGGGTAGTTAGTACGTTAATTAGCAAATTAGCCTATTAGCCAACCCCGAGAGATCGAGTTGTAGAATTATTAAAAAGAAAATATCGCTGACAGCCTTTCACCTGCTAATGCTGCTAATGCGCTAATTTGCGCATTGCAAACATTTTCTTTTTATTCTTTGTATATACCCCGCTATCACCCGCCGCCGGCTAACCCGCTAAATTGCTAATTTGCTAATGCAGCGCTCGCAAAATGATTCTTTTTAATCTTTCCCTGCATCTCTTTGCACGCCCCACAATGCACGCACCGCAACCCAGGAGCCACCATGCCCATCAAGTACGTGCTTCGCTGCCTGTCCCGCATGCTCCGCGCTGCCCAGGTGCAGCTCGAAACCTGCATCAGCGCCACCGCCACCGGTGACACCCGCAACAAGATGACTGACGCCAACATCCACTTGGGCTCCTGCATCAACACACTGGACGAGATCTGCAAATGAACCATCTGCCCTTCGATCCCGCTAACCCATTCGGCGACATCCCTCCTGCACACCAGTCCCACGCACCAGTGGGCATCGGTGCGGAGATCGAGCAGCTCGCGGCGGAGTTCGCTGCCAAGGGTATCAACGCCCACCACGCTGTCCCGCTGTGGCTGGGCAAGCCCAACCGGTTCACGTCGCAGATCATGCACAGCGCCAAGGAGGTGCTGGACTACGTCACCGCTGAGCTCGATGAGCAGGCACGCGCTCGCGCTGCTGCGCATGCACCCGCGCAAGGTGCACCCGCGCAGGCACCAGCGGGCGGCACAGGCGACGATCAGGGTGTGGTCAGCACCGGTGCCACTGCTCGCGAAGCCGAGCGCGCTGCGCTGCAGGCTCGTCGCGTTGCGCATGCCGAGGCGGTTGTGATGGCGGGCGAAGCGTGGCGCAAGGCCATCCGCGACCGCGACGCTGCCATGCTCGAATGGAACAAGTATGTCGAGGGCCTGCGCACTGCGTTCAACGACCTGAAGAAGAACCGGCCGCGCTAGGGCAACAGTCGCACAATGCTCGCACTGTGCGCGCATACACTGCACACCCCGCGCTCGGTTTCGGGCTCGCATTACCACACTCCGCCACGCTGCACAATGGATAAAACCGAGACAGCCCAACAGCGGTTCGATCGCCTGTATATCACCAGCGCAGAGATCTGCAAGGTGATGGGCGTCAATCGAACAACCGTGCTCGCCGCCAAGAAACGCGGGATGCTCCCCGATCCCATACTGGTGAACGATCAGCTCGTTTGCTTGTGGGAGCGCGAAGCTGTGCAACCCTACATCGACGCTTGGAAGCTGCTGTTCGCTACCCGTCGCGCGGGGCACCGGGAGGCGGCACTGGCATGACAAAGCAGGCGCAGTGGATGCGCCTGCCGGTGGAGCTCAGACAGCGCCAGCAGTGGTTGCTGGCAGCTCCAGACGTCAGGGGCCATCTCAAAGTTCCAACCTCGGTCAACGCCAGCGGTGAGCTGGTGCCCGGGAGCAGCACAGCACGCCACACGTGGCTCACGTTCGAGCACGCCAGCGCCTACGCCGCCCAGCATGGCCTTGGGCTGGGTTACGTGCTAGCGTTTGACGATCCGTTCAGCTGCATTGACCTGGACGTCAAGAACGCTGTCAACGCGCCGAACGACCCGGAGAAGTGGAGCACGCCGGAGCAGCTTGCGCTCTACTCGCGCATGGCCTACGGGTTCGACAGCTACACCGAGCGGTCGCAGAGCGGGCAGGGGCTTCACATCTGGTGCGTCGGCAAGATCGGCACGGGTGTCAAGCGCGACGGTGTGGAGGTGTACAGCCAGGAGCGCTTCATTGCGTGCACTGGTGACGTCTTCCTGGACCGCCCGGTGCGCGAGCGGCAGGAGTACCTGACGAACATGGCGTCGCAGATGCGTGCACAGACGCAGACGCGGGCCTCGGAGCTGGTGGAGCTGGAACCACACGAGTCCGACATGGAGGTCTTCGAGCGCGCCAGCAACGCGGCCAACGCCGACAAGTTCCTTGGGCTCTGCCAGGGTCGCTGGGAGGAGATGGGTGAGTACCCGTCGCAGTCGGAAGCTGACCTGGCGCTCATGTCCATGTTCACCTTCTACTCGCAGTCGAACGAGCAGTGCAGGCGCCTGTTCCGCATGACCGCGCTGGGCAAGCGTGCGAAGGCTACCAAGGACGACCGATATCTCAATTACACCCTGTCGCTCATCCGGCAGCGCCAAGCGAACGAACAACGGGTGATGGCGGAGATAGGTGAAGGGACGAAGGAACTGCGGGACAAGCTAGCGCTGGCCGAGGTCGCACGGCTGGAGTCTGCAGGCCCTGTGAATGATGTCGCGCTGCAACCCGAAAGAGCGCCAGCTGCTGCACCAGTGCACGGCGAAACACCCCCAGCGCAGGCGCTACCCGCGCCCCCAGCGCCCTCACCCGGTGCGCTCAAGGGTACAGAGCTAGATTGGCCTCCGGGGCTTGCTGGAGCGATTGCGGGGTTCGTGTTCCGCAACGCACCGCGCCCCGTCAAGGAGGTCGGCATCGTTGCTGCGCTGGGGTGGCTTGCTGGGGTGTGCGGTAAGGCATACATGATCCCAGGCAGCGGGTTGAACCTCTACCTCATCCTAGTCGCGCGCAGTGCGGTCGGCAAAGAAGCGATGCACACCGGTCTCAGCGTGCTCACGCAGACGCTGCTGGACAAGGGGTTCGTCACCGCCAGCAAGTTCATTGACTACTCCGATTTCGCATCGGGGCCTGCGCTGCGCAAGGCGGTGGCGACACAGGACTCGTTCGTC